CATAATGAGCCGTGACGCATCAATCGAGCTAACCTGGGCGGATGATGACTACACCTTCCGTCTTGGATGGAGCGAACTCGAAGCACTTCAGGAGGCCTGCGATGCGGGCCCCTGGGTTATTCTTGAGCGGCTTCACAATAAGCAATGCCGGTCTGGTGAGATTGCTGATGTTATCAGGCAGGGGCTCATCGGTGGCGGTTTGAAGCCGCCTGAAGCCACAAAGCTGGTTCAGAGATACGTCAAGGAGCGTGTGTCTGATTTGGCTGAGAATCTCTTGTTTGCGATAGCGATTTTGCAAACCGCCCTTCAGGGAGCGCCCGACGAGCCGGTGGGGGAGCAGGCGGCGGCAAGTCAGGAGGGGAGAATCTCGACAGCCTTCCCAACGGAAAAATCAGATTTGCCGCTATCTACGGAAACGGTGCAGTTCTAGGCTATACGCCACAAGACGTTCGACGAATGTCGATGTGGCAGTACATGGCAGCGCTTGACGGTTACATCAAAGCAAACACGCCAGATGAGCCAGGCAAATTGTCAGAGTCCGAAAAGGACGATCTTTGGGATTGGATTAAGGCTGGGTGATGCCAAATTAATTTGGCATTTTCCCACTCTCGTAAAAGTCGAGACATTTCCTTAGACGATTTACGTGTTCCGCCTGTGGGATTGCTTTGGTGTAAGCCTCGTCAAAGGTCGGACTATTGCTGGTAATTTTCCCGCAATCTGTGGCGAACGCCTGCCTTTTCTGCATGTCTGCTGACCGGTACTCATTCCAAAAATAGTAGCCGACGAACGCGATAACCGCGATGCAGGCTGCACCAATCAACAATTTCATCAACTTCCCCAAGCTCGCATTCGTGCGGGCTTTTTTCTTATCAGGACATCGTTGAGTATGGCAAGAACCGACCTCGAAAGTTTGGTTGTTCAGCTTTCCGCTGACTTCAAGTCATTTGAAAAAAGCCTGGCTCGCGCCAACGATGTTTCTAATCGCCAATTTAATGCGATTGAACGACGCGCCCGCCAGATGAACAAAAATCTGGACAGCATTTTCACGCGATCGTTCAGCGGTCTCACGGCACCACTCGCCGGAATAGGCGCTGCGTTGGGTGTCGATCAGCTTCGCAAGATGACTGATACGTGGACGGATATGACGTCCCGCGTCAATCTTGCCGCAGGGTCGATCGATAAAGGTACTGAGGTCATGGGCCGTCTCGGCGACATGGCTCGCCGTACGTATTCAGATCTAACCCAAACAGCCGAAAGCTATCTATCCAATGCTACAGCTGTTCGCGAGCTTGGATATAACACCGATGAATCGCTAAACTACACTGAGGCGTTGAACAACGCTCTCGTCGTGTCAGGGGCTAAGGGTGATCGAGCTGCACGAGTTATCGATGCTCTCGCCAAAGCAATGGCAACTGGCAAGTTGCAGGGCGACAATCTTAATACAGTGATTGAATCGGGCGGTCGCGTGGCGGAAGCATTGGCCGCCGGTCTTGATACGACAGTTGGCGGTCTGCGCAAGCTTGGCTCACAGGGCAAGATAACTGGTAACGACATTGTTCGTGGTCTCTCGAGCCAGATGGAAACGCTGCGTCAGGAAGCTGCGGACATGCCCGCCACGATTGGCGACGGCTTCACGCTTTTGAACAATGCCCTACTCCAGTACGTTGGCAATGCTGACAGTGCAGCTGGCGTATCTGCGAAGATTTCCGAAGCACTGGTCATGATTGCCGACAACTTCGACAAAGTCGCAGATGGCGCTTTGCAGGTTGCGGCGGTGGTTGCAGGTGCCCTTGTCGGGCGTTCGCTCGCGGGTATGATCCGTACGCTCGGTCTTGGCGTTACGGCTTTGGGCCAATTCAGAAAGGCGCTTGCTGCAGCCCAGACTATGGGCGGACTAGCAACAGCCTTCGGTGGTCTTGGTGCCGCAGCTGGTCCTGTCGGCATGGTCATTGGTGGCGCGGTAGTGTCGTCGCTCATGCTGTACAATTCAACTGTTGGTACATCTAGCGAAGGGGCTACGCTGTTTGCTGAACGCCTTAAGAAGGTTGAGGAGGCTGCTAAGTCTTCCGGCAATGCCGTTGAAGAGGCAGCCAGCAAGAACGATGCCTATACGCAGAATTCCCTGAGCAAAGAAGTAGAGGCTGGCACAAAGGAGATGGAAGCTGCGACAGAAGCCGCGGTCAACATGCTTGAATCGTTTGCGCAAGTTTCCTCTATGAGCCTTATTACTGATAAGCAATACGCAGAGCTTGCGCGACTGCGTGATGGAGTGAAAGAAGGCACGGTATCTGCCGAAGAAGCTAAGCAATCTTTGTTCGCTATGGCGAACGCTGATTACAACTTTCAAGAAGTTGCTGACGCAATTGGCCCGATACTTGATCGACTTGCAATGGTGTCAAAAGCGGCAAAGCAAGCAGCTGCTGATCTTGCTTCTGCGACGTCATATCCTCGCGGTCCAGACGAGAACAAAGAGGCCCGTTCAGCTAAAGATCCATACATCATGCAGCGCGAAGCTGCGAATGAGTATGAACGCGACCAGCTTCGCCTAGCGGCTCTCAGCAAGAAAGAGCACACGCTCGAAATGGAACGGCAGAAAGTGCGAAATGCTGCCACAAAGGACGGCATCGCGCTTACCGAGCAGCAAATTGATGCGATTGCACGCGCTAACGTTGCCGCACAGGAAAGCCGCACAGCTGAAGGCAAAAAGCCAAAGAAAGAAAAAAAGACACCGGCTGAAAAATTCGACACGACAGTTCAGGACGCTAACGACCGCACAGCTGCACTTGTCGCGGAAACTGAGGCTCTTCGCCAAATTAACCCGTTGATTGATGACTACGGTTTTGCAGCAGAGAAAGCACGCACCGAACAAGAGTTACTCAATGCGGCTCAAAAGGCTGGCATTGCCATAACTCCTGAACTCCGTTCTCAGATTGCCCAAACTGCCCAACAGTGGGCTCTCGCAACTGCTGAAGCCAATAAGCTGAACGAAGCGCAAGGCCAGTTAAAGCAGAAGTCAGAAGAATGGCGTAGCACAGAGCTAGATGCGTTCAAGGGGCTGGTTACTGACCTGTCTTCTGGGAAAGATGCAGTTGAAGCCCTCACAGACGCTGTTCAAAAGCTGATCGATAAGCTTCTAGACATGACGTTGAACAACCTTTTCGACGGGCTGTTCGGTAAATCAGGAAGCCTGTTCGGTGGATTTATGGGGTTCAAAGACGGCGGGCTTCCAAAGTTCGCCAACGGAACACCATCGCGTCCCGGTCCAGGCCTCATCCGTGGACGCGGTACAGGTCGCAGTGACAGCATACTTGCGAGAGTTTCGAACAGAGAGTTCATCACTAACGCTCGTTCAACGGCCAAATATCGCGGGCTTCTGGAAGCAATCAATAAAGATAATTTGCCTGCATTTGCTAATGGTACGCCAAGTCTGCGCGCCCCATCAATGCCAATACTCAGCGCTCCACAAAGAGCGGGAGCCGCTGGCCCGATGCGTGTGGACGTAGTGACGCGTTTCGAGAATGATGGAAACTTCCATTCGTATGTTGAGAACGTGTCTCAAAGCACAAGTTCACGCACTGTCAAAGCATACGACAAGTCAGGACCTATGCGTTTTGCACGGGACAGCAAGCAGGCATCGAGGCGGGGGTTAGTACGATGATCGATCTTCTCTCAACCGTCCGCTTTGTGCCGTCTTACCCCCTGCTTAATAATCCGACCAGTCAGACGAAGTTTGGCGGTCGGGTTATTTCGACGGTTGAATTCGTTGATCCTTATCGCACTGTTGATATGGAAACTTTGCCGATGAAGGCCAGTGAGGCGGTTCAGCTTCAGGCCTTCATTGCGGCTGCCAAGGGCGGTATGGAAACGATTGTCTATCGTCCAAAGCACATTTGTATTCCGCGGGCTTATTGGGGTAATCCGAACAACACACACATCACAGGTACCGCTTCGCGCGGAACGGTGACTGATGGTTATACAGTCCAATTGACCGGCGTTGTCCCAGGCTTACAGCTAATGGACGGCGATATGTTTTCACTGAAGAGTGGTGACTATCGCCAGTTCTTACAAGTCGCCTATGGCGGCGGAGGAACAGCCGTAAGCACGACGATCACAGTTAAGGTGGATCAGCCGATTGCGTCTTATATCGCAACCGGCGCAACGGCACGTTTCAAGCAGCCCGAAATGAATACTAGACTTGTGAAAGACAGTTTTCAGATGTCGAAAGGTCCGCGACCGACCGCGACTTTCCAGCTGATTGAGGTGCCTAAATGAGATGAATGCCACTTTATGAACCCGGAGATATTCGGAGCCATGTTTGGGAAGTGGCAAGATTAATTCTTAGCATTCATTCTGCCGAGAAGTTGCTCAAGTGTTCGGAACAAGAGGAGAATATCCTCAAGAACTTCGCCATTTGAAAGGTCGCCGCGGTAATAATGGTTGATGCGTTCTTTAAAGTCTGTGATCTCTTCCGCAATCTTCGTTCCGAAGCGAACTGACCACTCCGGGTCGTGCTTGACTAGATGAAGTGCACTTTTCTGCACCACGTCTAGGTTATGGATGAGCGAACTTGAAATTCGTTCGAACTCTCCAAACACCTTATAATCCAGAAACAGCGCAGTTTCGCCAAACTTAAACTTTCGATCAATAGGATTGAGCACACCTAGATTGGCCGATGACAGGAACTTAATCAGCTTCCTGACGTCTTTGGTGGACCTTTCGAGACCGTCTTGAAGGACTTCAACAAAACCGTTCTCATAGTCTGCTGGTAATCGAGTGCGCTCACTGCGGTATTGTATAGCTAACGACCCAAGTGAACATATCGCACAGACGACTGCGCAAGCTGTCTGGATTAGAACGAACGGATCCGGATCAATCTTATGATGTTCAGTCATGTGTCCCCGAATAAAAAGGTGAAAAAATGGACTTAACTCAGTTAAGCGCTGCGCTGAGTATATTCACGTGCGTGATAGTGTCTGCGAACGTTTACTTTATCCTTAAAACAAAGCGCCGTTCTGATGCTTGGGAAGAGTTAGCCAGAGTGCTCTTAGAACAGGCAAGATCATCTAGAGTAGGGTATTATAAGGCGCTGTATAAAGAGTAAACTGGCGGTAGAAATTTTATAGTTTATTTCTTACTTATTTTGAACACAGACCGTCCGGTCAATCGTTGTTTCAAGCAATATGCCAAGACTATTAACCCAACCCCAAGAAATAACCCTTGTGAAAGAGCCTCTGTTGTTCCCATAAGAAGCCCCGTAGCAATGACTGATATACCAACGAGTGGTATCCCTGCGAGTGTTGCTACTTGGATATCATAATCGTAATTACGTGTTTTCTTTTTCTTCGACATTATCGCACCTATTGTTTTCTCGCCCATCAAAGCCGAGTCGCAATCAATAGTCGATTACACTTTCCTACAATTCGGAGGCTCCATGGCTTTCCCCACTCGTCTACAGCAATTGCTGGAAGAGGGGCGCATTGTCGTGCGCTCCCTCGGCGAATTCCAGTTCGGTACCGGCTTTTGGTATATGTGGAACGGCTCTTCCGAGTTTACCTGGAACGGCAACACGTACATTCCAAACCAGCTGATTGCGATTGAAGAACCGCCTTATCAGATGGGCGCCGAAGCTCTGCCGATCACGATCACCATGCCTACTGCGGCGGATTATGGTGTGACGCCCGATAAGCTAGCTCAGATTGAGAGCGTCGAATACAAAGGCCGCACGGTTATTCTGTCGGACGCTTATTTTGATCCTGACACACGCGAGCTTCTACACGTCGAGCCGATGTATCGCGGATTTATTGACACAATCGATCACGTCATTGACGGCGGCGAAATGGTTCTCAAAGCCAATGTGGAAACGACGGCGCTGGAAAACCACCGCGACGGCTATCGCACCGCCTCTCACGAAGATCAGCAGCTTATTTCACCTGGCGACAAGTTCTTTGAATACGCCTCAGTGGTGAAGCGAGAGAATTTCCACATAACAGCACCGTAAGGACCGCCATGCGACATCCGGAATGGGAAAAACGCCTCGTGGCTGTCACGGAGGCGCACATAAACACGCCTCTGGTCTGGGGGAAGTCCGATTGCCTTCTCACGACATCAGATGCGATTGAAGCGGTTCTTGGTGCTGATCCTGCATATGAGGTGCGCGGCAAATACAAAAGACGTGCAGGTGCCTATCGTCTGATCAAACAGCGTGGCTTTGCCAGCCTAGGCGCCGTCTTAGCCGACCGCTTTGAGGAAACGCCTGTCGCGATGGCGCAGCGTGGTGACGTGGGCATTTTCGAGAAAACTGTCGGCTACTTCTGTGAATACGGCTTCGCGGTGAAAGGCGAGGACGGTTTGCGCTTCCTGCCACGCACAATGGCCGAGAGGGCCTTCAAGGTTTCCTGATGTTTTACATTCTGGCGATGTTATTCGCGCTGCTGGCAACGCCTGCGGCGGCGGACCCTGTTTCTATTGTGACAGGACTTGTCGGCCTTGGTTCGTGGCTGTTCGGCGGTACTGTCCTTGCAAATATTGTGCTTGGCGGTCTTCTGGTCGCTGCAAAATACGCGCTGACATCGATCTTTCAGCAGACGCCTAAGTCTTCGGCCTCTGCCACAGAAACCAAATACGGTGAAAATCTCGTCCGTGAGGTTGGGCTTGGCGTCTTTGGCACGATGGGGCATCACGTCTATCGCAACGCATTCGGCAAAGGCAACCGGATGGTGCAGGATGTGTTCAAGCTTTCTGACTTTCGATGCGTCGAGCTTTTACGCGTTCAGATGGATGGCGAGTGGAAGAATTTAACCCCTGACGACATTGCATATGGCCGGAAAGTGCTGGGTGTCCATGAGGGCGGTGAAGTCTGGGTTCGCTTCTATCAGGGCACCATGGATCAGGCCGCCGATTATAATCTGGTGGCTGACGCCAACCCGCCTGGAAGATGGACTTCTGCTCATCGTGGTGCAGGTATCTGCTACGTCGTGGTTACGTCCCGGATGGAGGCAGATAATCTAACTTCGCCTCCGAGCCTCATGTTCTAGGTGCGCGGCGCTCCATTGTATGACCCGCGCTTTGACACGAGTGTCGGTGGTTCGGGCAGTCAACGCAGAAGCAATCAGGATACATGGGCTTTCTCCGATAACCCAGCTGTCATGATGTATAACCTTGAACTGGGCATCTACAACGGCACCGAAAAGATCGTTGGCCGAGGTGTTGCCCAGAGCCGTTTGCCTTTATCTGAATGGTTCACCGCGATGAATATCTGCGATGAATCCATGTCAGACGGTAGCAAGCGCTATACGGCGGCATTGATTGCTTCATCTGGCGACGGGGTTACGCACGAAACCAATATGACGCCACTGCGCGAAGCTTGTGCAGGCTCTTGGATTGAAGGCGTTACAGGTGAGTATCCGATTGTAGGCGCTAATCAGGCCGTTGTTACAACGATCACTGATGACGATATCGCTTGGGAGAAGTCTTTCCAGCTGTCGTTAACGCGCACCCGGACTGATCTGGTCAACACTGTTGCGGCTTCTTATGTCAGCCCAGACTTGTTTTATGAAACCACGTCGCTCACCACGCGCGTTGATGCGGCTGCATTGGCGCAGGATCGCGAGCGACTAGCTTCCAAGGTGGATTACACTGCCGTCACTGATCCGCGTGTAGGCGACCGTCTGGCAGATATTGCTATCCGTGCCTCACGT